AGACTTGCACTCCTGATCCGTTGAGGTTGCCAACAATCTTGTGCATGCGCTTTTGATCCATGCAGGATTCACCAGTTAGGTTTGTTGGCCCAACGTCTAAGCGCTGCTCGTCCCATGTGTCGCGATCGTAGGTGACTCGATACTCCATTCGCCACGCAGGAACCAAAAGAAACAATCCTTGTTCCGCTTTCGTGACGTTCAGCTTAAGCGTTCGTGCTGCATACCCTGCGAATGCGATGTCGTTCACCGTGTCGTTTCGATCTAGTATTTGATTAAGCGTCAGACTGTTGTTTTCAAACTGCGTGAATGAAAAGGCACAAAGTGTTTTTGTTTCTGTTATTGGATCGGCAAAAGGTGTTTTCGCGGAATTTAGGCAGGCTTTTGGCGTTGGCGATTTATCCAACTTTAGAACGCTATCTCGCGTCTCGAACGAGTCAACAATAAAGACTGGTATCCATGTTGTTGGATCTAAACTATCAGGATCGTTTTGGCTTTGCTTTTGCGATTCGCTGCCAGTGTCAAACGTCGATGTGATGTCCCAATAGATTGGATTGTCCTTTCGCCTTACTGCGTCTAAGCCCGTGCAGATGGCTTGGATGGCACCGTAGATCAGTCCGACAACTGGCAGTCCCTGCGTAGTGAATAACACTTCCTCGCGGGACACAAATTTATCGTCAGTGACTGCGAGAAAGTGCCAAGTCGAGGTAAAAGTTAGCGTCGTGCCCTGGCCTTTCTTTATGCCGGCTTGACCCTCTCGCATTTCGCCTATAAGTGTTGATGCCATCGCTTAACGCTTCTTGTTCATAAGTGGTTGATTCTCGGCAGCGGCCAGTTGCTTCTTCGCTACCTCTAACGCTTCGTCCAGTGTTCGTTTTTGATCTTGTGCGGCCTCATACAACTTGTCCTTTTGACCAAGCATAAACTTGTACGCTTCGACCGAGCCGGCCTTGAGTGCAGGTGCTATCGTTTGCGAGATTTTCAAAGCGTCTGGGTTTTGTGCCTTGTCTTGCTTTTCCTTTAGGTCGGTCAATATCTTGTTTCGCTTTTCACCAAACTGGTCTTTTGTTTTGGCTTCGTCTTCTCGTTTTTTCTTAGCGGCTTCAAATGCGTCCATCTCTTTGATGGCAGACTTTTTCCAGAGTGCATCCTCTAGACGTTCCTTGTCGCCAGTAATCATCTCATTGCCACGCAAAGCAGTCGTTAGCCGCATCTCGTTAAACTTCTCTTCGCCGATGATTTTCTTTTGGTACTCGTCATCAATTGCTTTTATCTGCGAAGCAAAGTCGGCTCGCTCCGACTGAAACCCGACGCGCTTTTCGTTTTCATATTGCTCTTTGGTGAGTTGCAAAAATTTGGTTTTGACTTCAACCTGCTTTTCCATTTCTTTCGTTGCTGTGTACAAATGATCTAGGTTAAACGACCTAGCAAACTCATTCCATTTGTTGAACGGAAACGCAAGCACACTGGCCGTTAAAGTCACTGTACTGGATGCGACATTTGCAATTGGTAGCAACGCTTCACCAAATGACGACCCGAGTTTACTTACCTCGCTCTTCATGTTTGCGATTGCACCCTTGGTCGTTTCCTTGCTGATTCGCTGTGTCATTCCGTGGAACGTTCCGCCTGCTGCGGTTGCGGCGGTAATCGCTCGCGTAACCTCAATGAAAGGTATCTTGCCATCCTCCATTTGTTTCTTGAGTTTCGGCATGTAGTCATCAGCAAGTCCGCCAAACTTTTTTGCAAGCTCATCGGCCATTTGTGCGAGCGGATTAAAGCCCGCGTCAGTCATCTGGCGGGCTTCTTGGCCCATCAATCGGCCTGCTCCTTTAACCTGACCGAGAGCATACGCCATCAACTTAAACTTTTCGTTATCACCCATCGTTATATCGCCGAGTTGCCGCAGCAATGGGACGACCTCAGCGGCTGCAATGCGGTACTGAATCAAGCCTTTGCCTGCTTGCTGGATCGCCGCAAAACCGAGGGGTGATTGCTGGTCAAGCTTTCGCATTTCAGACACAACCATTTGCGCTTTCGAAGCTGATTTTGTCATCACTTCAAATGCCAATGTCGTGGCTTGAATGTCCGCGGCAGACCCGATTGAGTTCTTGACGATTGCACCGCCACCCAATGCCGCCATGCCCATAGCGCCAGCTCGACCAAGAAAAGCTAATCCACCACCGCCGCCGCCACCAGTTTCCGCAACCTTTTGGCTCGAAAAAGCGAGGCGATGTTGCAAGTCGATTTCCTTTTGAGTTAAACGTATTTTCGTGTTTAGCTCGGTATTAACCATGCCGTATTTCGCTGCTAAGCTTGCCTCCGCTTGAACCAGCCTGTCCGCTGTCATTGCACCCGTCTTGCGGCTCTTGTCGAGTATGTGCATCTCCGCGTTATATCGATCGACCTGCGAAATAGATCCTTGGAAAATGCCATGAAGCTTGCGCATTTCGCCCGCAGTCAGGTCGACTCCACGAACGACCTTGGAAGCATCGAAGCCGAGTGCAACGTTAGCTAGATTGATTGTTCCGGCCATCTACGATCTCCTTCAATCCGAATGCGGCAGCTAGTGAATTGAACGTGCTTGCGTGAACTGCTTTTGCTTTCGATTTCAGCTTGGTTTTCTTCTCTCGCATAAATCGCTGTGGCATCAACTCTTCGATTGTTGTTGGTGTCATCTCCACGCCCAGTCTTGCCGCTTCATGCTCGACGAGCCTCGCAATAAGCTGATTTGTCTCGGCTGTCTGCAACCATTGCTCTCCGATTGGCTCGACTAAATCGAACGCTTGCCAGAAGTCCAATACCCTTTGCGGGACCGAATCCATCCAGGCTTCAACGTCTTCAATTCCCCAGGCAAAACATAAGCGAGCAGCAAGCCTTAGCCTACTGCTCATTCGGAGTTTTTTACTAGGTCCTTAATGTCGCTTTCGTCAAAGCCGTTGTGCTCGAGAGCGACTGCGTACAACGCGGATGCGATTCGGCCATCGATCAAACCAACAGCAGCAACGTCGTCATCGGATAGCAAGCGGCTGTTTTCGGAATCGACCAGCACGCGACAAATAAGCAAGGCCCGAGCTTTGTCGAAACTCATGCCGGCCTTTTTGTCTTGAAGCTTTACTTCGTATTCCGTGCGGTCGCGTTCACTGAGCGATCGTATCCGATACGTCTCTCCGAACACCACTTTATCGACGTACCTAGCGGCTGTTTGGCTTAGTAGCTTTTCCCTGCTAATCATCTTGATCTTCGTCCTCTTCGTCGTCGGTCAATTCCTCGTCAGGAGGAACGTAAAAATGAAATGGTGGATTAACGACATGGCCAGCAAGCGTTGCACATTCGGCAACGATTGGTATCCATTGATCGTCACTCAGTTTATTGCCTTCAAGCAAAGGCATAATCGTTGACTCTGGCCGCTTGCATAGCAGCCCGAGTTTGACGCCATCGACAACGACAAACCATTGATCGAATTCGACTGGCCTGCCATCAACGCCGATAGCTACGTGTGGTATTAGTTCTGTTTTGCTCATTGGATTACGCCGCCGTGAATGCTGGACCTGTAGCACCGTCATATTGGATCGTCATAGACCCTTTCATAATTTCGCCATTCTTCGGCGACGGGAAATCAACGTCTTTTACAAAAGCAGTTCCAGCAAGCGACCCCGCGCCGGGATATGTAATCGTGAAGGTTGAGCCTGCGTATGGCTCGGCTGTCGGGATCATTGATGCCGCAATCGGTGGGGCTGCACCCATCCAGTAGAATTCGACCGTGACTTCTGGCAACTTCCGCAAGGCGCCTGGTCGCATTCGCTCAAATAACGTGCTCGCAAGTATTGTGATGTCGAGCGGTGTTTGGCCAATCTTAAATGAGCCAATTGAAATCAGGAACGTGGTAATTCCAAGCCCTGAAATTGTGGCGCCGTTGCCGGTTACTGGTACTGTTAATGCTGCCATGGTTTAGGCCTCCTGATAGTGGACTTGCAAATCGAACGAAGTGATATAACGATGAGCTTGATTCCCATCGGTTGGCGATTCGTCGCCATCGTATTCCCCGCCTGATATCTCAGTGCCGCAGAAGTAAATTCCGGCAGTCGTACCTTGGTAGGCACAAATACCACTGTCT